CCTCCCCAAGAGTTTCTTTTAATCCAAATATCACGTAAGATATCGGATACTTCTTTTCTTATTTGTTTTTTAATTTCTTCCATATCACTACTATCAATACCCTCATCCATGAATTTATAGCCAGTTTGTTTTTCAAGATTTTTCTTCTTCTTCTTACTGGTCTTTCCAAATGCATTAGGTGTTTCAAATCCAGCAATACTTGCCGTTGAAGTCATTTCTTTTAACTTCTTTGTAAATAATCCCCGCGTAAGTTCCCTTACTAACGAATTAAATTTTGTTGAGTTCTTTGTCAAGTTCATAATATCTCAATAATTGAACGACTGAATTATCATCAGTTTTTCTTGATTCATTTAAACAAAATTTATCAACACAATTAACTGCTTCTTGTAGTTTGATTTTCAATACCTTATCTTTAATCTTACTTACTTTTTTATTCAGTTTAGTTTTTAAAACGGGTATTTGATTTTCTACAAATAAAGAAAAATTATTAGTATTTGAAATGCTACTAATATATTCTTTTAATACTTGTTTTTGAGGATCACTCAAATTAGTATATTTTTTATTAAATTTTTCTAACAAAGCCTTGTAAGATAAAATTCTCAAATCTTTATCTTTCAATTCATCATACATAAAAGTATCAGTTTTTTTAGTAGTTATTGTAGTAACATTTTCTAAAATAATAAAATAACTTTCTGTCTTTTCATCAGCACTTAGTTCACCAATACCTTCAAACAACTTATAAGTAGAGGCATAGACTTTATAATTAGGTACGCTTGAAGAAAATAATTGATTAATATCATAATGTTCTTTAATACTCTTTATGATATTGTATTTTTCTCTTCGTAATACGGAATTATTTAACTTTCCCCGTTGTCTTAATACCTCAGACAAAAAGAAATCAGCTTTCTTATCTGATTTAAATTTTTTCGATGTTATCAAATTATATAATGCCAGTTCTTTTCCAATTTCGGTATGTTCATTAAATTGTTTTTTAATGATTTTGATTGCTGGTGAATCTTTTTTCTTATTCAAAACATCTACTGTCACCTGTCTTAGTAGAAATTCAAATAAAAGTCCAGCATTTCTCAATTTACTATGTCTGAATTTGCTCATAAATGTTCCGTTTTATTTCTATACAATTATTCATATATAAATATAATGTAATTTAGAATAAGTGGGTATTTACTCTTCTATTATATTATCTTCACTTAATAACGAAGAATCTTTTTTAGGGAATTTATTCTTTAATTGACTTAAAATACCCTCACGAGCAACGGCAGTATGTGCTTTATTAGTAGCTAATGGAGAACCACCCTTAAATTCCCTCTTTCCATAACTTCTATCGCCTTTTTTAAGCTTACCGTCATCTTCTCTTGGTTTATTCTTACCAAAATGTTCTTTTTCACTACCACCCCAATCACCAGGTCTTGCCATATCATCATCTTCTTCAGATGACTCTACTGGTTGTTCAGCGGGGTCTTGACCTTCACTTTCTATCTGTTCGAATCTATATTTTTGTTTTGTATCTTCAACAATATCTTCAAATATTTGTTTTTTCTTATCATCTGAAAAATCAAATATATTGTCATAAATCCACTTACGTGAAAATAATTTAGTATCCATAGCTTTTTCAGCTAACTCAACTTGCTGATTCATTAACTCAAGTTTCTCTTGCTCATGAATCATAGATGGATTCTGTAATTCTAAATCAAAATCTATTAAATCTGAATCATTAAACCCCTGACTGTATAGATGAACTATACCGATTTTAGTTAATTCACTCACGACAATTTTTTGAAGTCTTTCAATAGTACGAGCAAACCTAACATCTTCAGCAGCCAATGTGGCTTTACCACCACTCAATCCTTCTTCATAACCCAAGAAGGCTTTTGGAATCCTAAGACTTGCCATTAGTTTGTTTCTCAAATATTCAACATCTTCTATCGCATCATTATTAGATAAACCAGGAAGAGTTTCAATAGAAGTTCCACTATCACCACCACGAACTGGTAGGAAATAATCTTCCGTTACACTCTCCATGTTATATTTTAAATTATACTCTCCTGTACTTTGGTCAATAACAGGAATCTTTTTCATCTTATTGATGATTTTTTGCATAAATTGTTCCACTTCTCTCGGTGGTATATTTCCAACGTCAATTTTAAAGATTCTTTTCTCTGGTGCTCTCATGATTCTATGAATTAACATGGCATCTTCCATCAACATTAATTGTTTAAATACCTTTCTACCACCTTCTAATTGTGATTTACCGTATGGTAAAAAATTAGTATCACTCATTAATCTAAAATGAGCAATTTCATAATTTTCTTTTATTTCTTTTTTATCATCTTCTATTTCAAATTGAATTAATTGTGGATTAGCCAAATCGTGATCTTCTAATCTAGTAATATCATAAGCACTTATTGGTTTTACATTCACTACACCATACTTGTCGACAATATCAAGTAATAAATAAAAATCACCATACTTGGTTAGATTTCGTATCCAACTCCATAGATTAAATTCAATATTTATAATATCATAGTATAAATTATGAAGAATTTTTCCAATTTTACTATTCTCCGTTTTTATTTTTAAAAGTTCTCCTTCAATATTATCAATTGTTGATTCATCTGAATAAATGTCAAGAGCAGAAGCAATAATCGGGTCTTGATCCATCATCTCATAGTCTCTAAACAAAGTACGTTTATGTATCTCATAGGCTGCTCTACGATTTTGTGCAGCATGATGTGGATTTGAATAGGTATTTTGCATCAATCGCTGATATCTATCAATAAAGTTTGATTGTAAATTAGTTTGACTGAAATCCAAATCTTTTACAACCAAACGATTATCATCTGTTTTTCTAATTATTACATTAGATTGAAATAATCTACCTAATTTACTAAAAATATTATCTGCCATAATTTACCCCAATAACCAAGTTAAGTCTTCTTTTTCACCATTGACATCCATCTCGTATGGATTATCTTTAGGTTTATTTGATGTCATAATTGGAGATCTCTCATTTAGATTTCCAATTGAATCCACCAAACTACTTTGAAATTCATTTCTCTCTGATTGTATACGAATAGCAGTATCTCTAATCCATAATAATATAGAATAAGACATTACTAAATCATCATTATACCCAGCAAGAGCTTCAGTTTTACTGTTATTATATATAAATACAAAAAGTTCATCAATTAAACGAGTTGATTTTAACTTGACCATTTTCTCTCGTGTATATTCTTCCATCTTTGCCACAAGTAATGGTTTAGTTTTCATTGTAGTTGTAAAACCAGGTACTTTATTCTTATCAATGTTTCTATATCTATTCGTATGTTGATTATCATCATCGACAATTAAATTATTTTTCTCTTGATAAAATAAATTTTCATATCCCCTATCAATAATAGTCTGTAATGTAGCCCAACCTATGTTGTTATTCTCCACTACTAATAGAGCATCATTATATTTAGTTCCTAGTTCAATTAAGAAATTACCAAATTCTGTTGTGCCTAATTGACCTTTATATTCCGCTACTTGTTCCATTTCTTCTAAATCAAATACTTGAGCGGCACTATAATCAGTTCCATCTCCACGTGCTACGTCAGCAGATATTATATATTGTTTTGAGTAATCAGGATATCCCCATATCCAAAGATTTCTATCAAACCCACTTTTTTCCATAGGTTCACAGCACATTTTTTCTTTATACCACCCCAAGATAAGAGGATCAACAACTGAACGACCAGAACTCAAGAAGTCAGCATCACATTCTTGAGCAGCCTGTGAAGGACCTAAGTTCTTATCTTGTTCATCTCTCCAACTTTGGTCTCTATCAGGATGCGCTGACCAGTGAAGTTTGATTGTATTGAATGCATTAATTCCATCCGTGGCATCCAACCAAGTTTTATGAAACCAATTACCAACACCATTGGGTGTAGAAATGGCTATACATTGACCACCAGTTGCAAGTGTTTGTTGAGCAGCAGTCCATATCGTATCTATTCTTTCTATAAAAGCAGCCTCATCGAGTATTAATAAAGACAATGCTTCAGAGCGACCAGCAGATTCATTAGAAGCAATAGCTTTTATCTGACTTCCGTTTTTAAAAATAAGTGAAAGTTTGTTATTTTCAACTATCTGAGTTTTTAACCAACTCGGCAATCCATCATACATAATACGAACTTTAGTTACAAGATTTTTAGCAGTATCTTTCGTAGTGGCAATACACAATACATTCTTATCATTATGAAATAACATCATCCATAAAGAATAAGCAGCACTTAATGTTGATATACCTAATTGTCTTGATTTTAATACAACATTATAATTATTTTCTTGGTATGCCTTTAATACATCATACTGAAAATCATATAATTTAAATTTAATCTTACCGCGCTGTGGGTGTTGAATAGTACAATATTGATTAATAAAATATGACGGGTCTTGAACACATTTTAAATAATTTACTTTTATTGCTTGCTTTAAATTACTCATCTTCTATGTTCATTGGAAGCTAAAGCATTAGCAACTGTTTTATCAAATGGATTTTTTTGTTTAATTTCTGCTATTTCTTGTTCATATTCCTTTAATATACCATCCCATCTTTTCTTTTCTAAATCAGCAACCCAGTCATTCCATTTACCTTCTCTATGTAGAGTAGCTTCAAATTCCATTTGACAATATTGACATTTTTGCATTCTATTATAAGTTTGTTGGTCAATGGTTTTTAAAATTAACTTTTCACAATCATTACATTTATCAAATCCTTTTGGTGGTATTTTTGTAATTTGTTTTCTCTTACCATCTTCTTTAACCCAAGTTCTGTTATTGTGGTCAACCCAAGTCTCACCTTCTTTTCTTTCATCTATGGATTTACCCTGATAACCAATCTGTATGGGGCGATTGTAAATCCCCTTTACCATTTTTTTTACTTTTTCTATATTACTCATAACCTTATTTCCTTAAAATGTCATCATGCCAGTAATCTGGTTTAGTGGAGCAAAACTCCCGGTGAATTTGAAAGTTTTACCATTATATTTAAAAACTATCCCCTCGGTTGGAACAATAGCATCTAAACCACCGATGGCATTTAATCTATCTAATTGTATTTTTAATTTGTTTAATTTCTTTATATCACCACCACTTCTTATATCTTTTATAGCTGATTGTAATTTACCTCTCATCTTTTGAACTGATTTTGCTGGATTTACAGCCATCCAACCATCCATGTTCTTTAATATAGTGGCACCCACTTCAAAAAATAATTCCTCAAATGGTTTCATGTTCTCTTTAACCAATCGGGAGTGATCAATCTTATCTGTACTTAATACCCAATCTAAAAACTTTGGATATTCTTTTAAATCTTTTTTAATCTGTGGAATTTTATATGACTTGTCAAAGAAAGCCCATCGTTTTGTCAATTTAACCAAAATCTCATTTGTTATATTTGAATAACCAGTTTGTTTAGCGCCATTAAAAATCCATTCTTGCCAATACGATTGGTGATATAAAGAAAGCGTATCGTTATCTTTCAATCCATAATGTGATTGTAGTTTTTTTAATCTACTTAAAAATTTACCCTTTAGCTTACCAAAATCTTGGTGTTTAGGTACATCCATAAAATGTGGTTTAGTAATCTTATAATGTTTCTGTATGTTTTGATTAACTTGTTTAATCATACCAGCCAAAATTCTAGCACTATCTTTTGCCTGTCCGATTACCCTTGCATCATCATCATATTCCATAGCTCCATGAAACATCAATTCTGTTATATCATAATTTACAACATTCTCACTAGCAGGCCACATCACTTCTAAACTCATCCATTTAGAACCTTCACCAAATATCTTTGTTCTTTGTTTATCACTTAAAGCACTTATTGCTTTACTTAAATCTCTTACGGCATAAACAAAAGCATTTCTAATATCACCTCGTCCTTTAAATTTACTCTCTACGTCCTTTATGCTTAAAGCCGTTTCACCTTTGTTTTTTATATGACCTTTATTACGAGCAGAAATTAACTCACCATCTTTCCAACTTATCATTAAGTTTTGACCATCTGTTTTTTCTGTAACATTATCCTCACGATTTAACTGACCACCTAATCCCATTTCTATAATATTTTTTAAATCTTTAAATGTCAAATCTTTGTCATCAAATGGATGACTCATATGTCCGTAGGCTCCGCCCATTAATAGTAACTCCTTTCCGTTTTTTTCTAAATTACTTGTAAGTGAATGCACTTCTTTTACTATATCATAATCATCGTGTTGGTCATTCCCTCTATTTTGATCTGTATCAGTTGGCTCTTCACTTTCTCCTTGATCTAATGTATTTTTGCTATGTTTAAGAATTGATTTTCTAGTTCTTTTTAAACTATCCGTATATTCATAATCTTGATTTTTTAAAATCATATCAATGTGGTCTAACCATGTATTCCAAAGTTCAGTTCCAACTAAATCTAAATCATTAGCAGCACTTGGTTCAGATACACCAGCAGGTCCAAATGATACCGAACCAACTGGTCCTTTTGGGTATTCAGTATCTTTAACAAAACCAAAATCTTGACTATTATAATATTCATCATCAATCAAATGATTTGCAATCTCCCATCCTAATTTCCCAGCTTCGGTTTCAGCTCTATCACGATACGATTTTAAACTTGATAAAAAACCAGGTCCATCATCTACTCCACCATTCTGTGTGCCTGAACTTTCAAATATCCCAACGTAAAATTCAAACAGTTTTTTGAATTTATTTACCATCATAATATACAACCCTTTATCATAATATCCAAACGTTTTTTTGAAAAACTTTTTCTTTTCTTCATCATCAATTTTTGGATTACCTAATATATCTCGTGTTTTTGTTCCACTAAGACTACCAAATTGAGGAGCAGTTAGAAAATATCCGTGTTCTTCATATCCTTTAATATCATTCTTATTCTTTTTGTAATCCTGATAATACGTTTTACCACCACTTTTTTTAGTACCAGCTTTTAATCTACCAGCATCCTTTTGACCAAAGGCATAAATTACTGCAGTTGTATCTGAATTAAATTTAGATAATAAATTCTTTGCCACATACGGTGTTTTTTCTTCTATAATACGATTAGCTGGAATACCCATCTTCGTCATGTGTCGAACCTTTTCTTTAAAGTTCATCGGGTGTCTTGGTGGTTTCTTTATATTAGTTGTCGTTATATAGGCTTCATCTACTTGTTTTGCCAACCACTTATATGTAGCTAAATGTCCTGAATGAAATGGTTGAAATCTTCCACCGAATACACCAATTGTTTTTTTGATTTCTTTTGTTCTTTTATTTTTTTACCCGTGTCCGTTTTAGTAAATGGACCTCGTCTTAATGTTGCAAACTTTACAGGTGTCTCCATACCAAATAAATTCTTAGGTGCTATGATTTTTAACTTAACCATCTTTGAACTATTATCAATACCCAATGTCTCAAATTCTATTTCTTTATATTTCTTACCCTTCATAGTAAGATTATGACCTGTAATAAACTTTTCTACTTTACCACCTTTTACGGCTTGTGCTTCATTTATTGAT